GTAATTGACATTTTTCTCGTCTGTGCTCTCTCTAATAAAAGTTTTCGATTTATCTGCGGATTTATCTTTAGCTTTGAAGTCATGTAAAATGGCATTAGGGATAGTAGCCAGTTTAATATCATCTTGGGAACCTTGTACTTCAATTGTCTCTTCAACATAGGAATGTTCATTTAATATGTTATGTATTACTTGTCTTTTCCTACGTATACACTGAACGAAAGTCTGTTTCTCAAAATTTAATTTCGATCTACCCTCTTTTACCCAATACTGTGCTATATTTTTGAATTTGGTAACGAGTACGTCTTTAGCATCCATAAGATCTAAACGATGTTTGGGCTTCATTGTTGGAAGGGAAGATGTTCTTTCTTTCTTCACAGTGTAGTTCATTAGATTATGCGAGAGCAGTGCCTCCATTTCTCTAGTCTCATTATCATATACAGCTATTTTCCAGGCTGAGTTAATTGCAGAAATGTAATTATCTCTGGCCACCGATGGTAACTGATTCAGGACGACCTTTAGGTTGACTGCCTCCTGTGTCTGTTTCCTGGAAAACGGTAGCATTCCGATGCCACCGAGTGTTTTAGGTATATAGGGGTTTGAAAATCTTTTCATATAATTAATTAATGATTTGTATTTTCTACTTACTAAATTCTCTACCCTGCGGATTTCGGGTTTACTACATTTAGATATTTCAGAGTTAATTATTTCAATAAGCCTTAAACAGTCATCATCTTCAAAACTGGTTTCTGTTTTCGGATGAAGTAAAGCTTTGAATTCTGGAACTTTTAGGAGTTTCGGGTTATCTACAGAATAGTATTCCCCGCAGAATTGAATCGTATGTATTGATCGATATTCCTTTGCGAGGTTCATTACGAATCCCATCTTATTCATATAAGCATGATATATGGATTGTTGTGTCTTGTTCATTAGAGCTGCCAAATCGTCGCCATAGACGTTAGCATTTCTTTTGTTTCCGGACATCCAAACAGCATATCCATGGAGGAAACAAAGAATTACGAATGATAGTCGTAATCCCATTTGAGTACCCCTCAACTGGGGATATGTAATATCCAAGTATTCTTTGCCTTTCTCATCTTTCTTTAATGTCTTGGCAATTCGATGGAGATTCAGTATTGATCCAGTCTTTCGATCTTTTCGTGGTGAGGTGTCAAATAATAAGAATTTAAGGTTTTCATCTTCTATAGAAGAAATGTATTCAACAAATACATCTTCTTTAGTGAAACCCTTCCTTTTAGCTACTTTCGGAGTAACTACGTGTTCGTTAACTAGTTCCTCAATGATAGCGTTGTTGTCCAGCCCTAATTTATGTAGTGCTTCTATCCTTTCAAGGATGGTTGGCTGTATAACTTCTGGTTTTTCATCATCACTATCAGAATCTAAGTTAATTGGTTTCTTTACATTGTCTTCTATGACAATGACCTTAGGAAATAATTTTTGATTAGTATAGGATAACTCTCTCTTGTTTAACGCAAGAGAGGAAATATCTCGGTCTAGAGCTTGCTTCATATACGACCAACCATTGAAGGCATCATACGGGTCACTGTATATGTCTAATATGGGTATAGTTTCAAGCTCAAAAAGTCTGTTATATCTCCTTGTATCTTCGGGTATAGTTTGTTCAAGGGACTTTATCCTATCTGATAAGAATTTAATCTTTCGGTCCTTTTCATAATAGAAGGAATACTCTTCTTTGCTCATTTTGTTATTAGGTGTGGTTAACGTTGAAACAACATCTTTATAACTTCTTGGCGAAGAGGGAACAGTAACTTCTATAGGACTTAATGTTTGAGAATCTTTAATATTTGACAACGCTGAATCAATATCTATGTGAAATTCGTGTTTTACGAAATTATAGTCTTTGAATTTTATAACTCTGTCCTTCGGGTCAGTACTTATAGTTTTCATTGCAAATGTTTTTTCTAAATCTGTCCATTCAAGTTTTCTCGAGAGAAATTCAAGTATTTCTTTTGCGAATTCAGGATCGATTTCGTCAGTAGCATTGCTGCAATCACTTTCAAAAAACTCAGCTCCATCTTTATAGTCTTTAGGATTACCTAGACGGAGTTTGAGCAGATCATACCCACTGTTCACGCTGGACTCATTCGTTGAATGTAGTTTGAATCCAGCCTCAAAAAGAGGAATATTTTTGAGGAGCTGTGTACATTGGTTATTGATCCTTGATAAGATCGTGGTCCCTGCAGCTGTAGTTTTTGTTAAAAGGCGTTTTTTACAACCCCTCTCGTTGATACTCATGGGATCGAGTTCCAATATTTGGTGCTCTGGTTCTTGTGCCGCAAGTTCGGCCTCGAGCCACCATTGTCTTCGAGTTATTTCCCTTTCTGAAACTCCTTGTTTTACCAACCTTCTTCTGAAATACTCGTATGCTCCACCTTCTGCGTAGGTGTGTTCTATACAAGAATTTCGGTTGTAAGATGCATTTGCCCTCTTTGCGCTTTCAAAAGCAAGAGGAGGACAAGTCCAAAGGAGTTCTTTCATGTAACTGGTAATATTAATTCTATCATGATCGGTAATCATGGTTGGCTTAGTAGAACATAATCGTCTCAGTGATTGAGCGATGAACAGTTCATCCATAGATAGTCGCTGGTCTCGTTTTTTGAACCATTCTCGTCGTCTCTTCTTGTAATCTTCACCGGTTTCATAAAGATTTGCACGAACGATGTTTTGAAGATAAGCGGGTCTCGCTTCTAGTTTCTCTAGGGGAAATATTTCATCTTCTAAATGAGGAAGACTTCTAGCAAAGTTAGATGCTATACGTAGGCATCTGTATCTCTCTGCAGGACCTCTCAAGGTATTTAATATTTTGAGTCCCTTCAGGCATTTACGGTGTGCGTAGTATTTATATGCTCTGAGGCTCTTTTCAATTGGTATTTGAATGGACGTTTTAAGCTTCTTAGATGTTTCAATTTGATCTATAACTACTCTGTAGACTTTAGTATGTCCTAATTTCTTAAATATATTTACAGTTTTTAGAACAATACAGGAAAGGAGTTTATCAACTACTTCAGCTTGATGAGTTAGTCTGATATTCCTTTCGTCAAAATTAAGTCCGAGAGTATTATAAATCGATTCGTAACATCCTACTAGAAACTTAAAACTAATAGGGGAGAAATGAAAAGTATTTTTATTAGTAAGTAGATCTCTTAGATCCAACTTTGGAAATTCACAACTTAAAACCAGTGTAGGTGTAGGGTCACCCTCACTATATTGGCCTTTTAAGTTGACTCCGGCTTTTTCAATAATGG